ACCATATAATTCTCTGCCAGAGCTAAAAATGGCAAAGTCAATCAACTTATCTCTATGTTTAGCCATGAGTTACCTCCCTCTTAATTAAATAATGTGCTCATGTAAGACGAATCATATTCTTGAATAAAGTCGATTTCACGAGCCGGTGTTGGCACACCTAAATATACATGGAATCGATAAATTCCGTTCAACAAATCTGTTGTAGGGTTTTCAGATTCCAAGAACTCAACACGAGCCCCAAGAAGCGCGCCGGATGCTACGTGACCATTTAGCCATGCATTGGCACTATTCACTACGTTATTAATCAATCGTTTATTCCCTGGGTCGTCAATTTTAGACCAGAAGGAAGTAATCAACGTATTGGATACCCAGTTAAACATACGGCGTACAGGAATAAAAGAATCCTTAACATCTGTATTAGATGGGTACGCTGTGGTACGATTGCCCCAGGCTCTCCAACCACCGATGAAATTAAGCGCAGTAACGACACCTTGGCCGTTCAAATACGCGGCTTCATCTGGACCTAAATAGATTTCAGTGCCGTCTTTTAATACAGCGCTATCCGCTTGCAAGGACTCATTAGATGGAGACTTGTAAGGGATATCGTCATATTTGGCGTCTGTTTTAGCCATAAGACCTGCGAGTTGTGTGGATAGATGGAATTGGCGATTAGCTAACGCTACTTTTGGCCAACATAAGATTTGACGTTCGTCGACGTAGTTCTTTTTATTTTTCCATTCACTAACTGCAGTTGCTTTTTTAATTTCATCGGTAGGCGCATCGCATAAGGACATAGCTTGGAACATACCATTAATGGTAGTTTCTTTTGCTTTCATTACAGCAGCTACGAGCGTGTTATGGGACCAGCCCGGTGCCAATAAGTTACCAGGAATTAAACCAAAGCGAGGGAATACTTCATTAATGAGCTCCAACCCTTTTCGTTTTCCTTCTGTATCCACTCCGCCTACGATATCGTCAGCAGTTACCATAGATGGGTCTACATAATCATAAGTTACCCAAACAGATGTTGCGCTTTTGAGTGCGCCTGTAGCTACGATGCCAATCAATAATTTGCCTTCATCGTTAAATGCCGCTGTGTAGTCAACATTGATAGTTGCTGCCGTGCCCCCATTGGTAGCAGATACTTTTAACGTGTTGAGTAATACCGGGTCTTCAATGGTTACGACTTTATCCTGGATTTGTTTTTCAGTAGACGCTAACGTCTTCTTATGTTTCTTCGGATCAAGAACATTGATAAAAACAACCGGTGCCATTCCAAATAAAGAGAATTGGGAGTACATAGCTTCGCATAGCGTGTATTTATCCCATTCTTTAGAGTAGCCCAATTGAGTAGTGGCAGATGCGTAGTTATAGCACAATACGGCTTTATTAGCTTCCGCAGGGTCTGTAGCTAAGTGCACAGGTGCGGTACCAACATATACCGGTAAGGCTGCCGTAGCTTCTGTCATAGAAATAAGAGAAGTAGGTACCTCTCTTGTATAAATTCCGTGTCTATAGTTTCCCACTATCTACGACCTCCTTTTTTTAATTCAAGGTAAGCAGTGTTCATCGCTGTACCTTCTGTTGCTAATTCTTGCTGTGCTTCTGCAATCTTATTAATTGGCACAAACAACAAGCGTAGCATTGCTTTATCTTCACCTACCGTAGCAGGAATGCCGTCAATATAAACGGTACCTGTGGAAAGACCTAATTCAGCACTATTAGGACCTAAGTAGATTACTTGTTTAGCATCTTTAAATGTAACTGTTTTTTCCGCAGTCTCAATTGCTTCATTTACAATTTCAACTGGTGCATCAGCTTTTGCCATTAAATAATCATCTCCTCTCGTATTTGTTCGATATCATATTTAACTGTCATAAACCCCTCCCAATACGGATAGGCTTGATCCGGAGGGATGTCGGTATCAATTCCGTGTTTATCATCCAGGACTAAACGGTACCGCTTAGCAATAACGGGATGGGCCAGTAGCGCTTGCCTTGTGGTTTCTAAGAAATTGGTAATCTCCATCCAGCCCTTTTCCACATCCTCGGAGTATACGCCGTGGATTAGAAATAGTTGGACAGTTGACCCCTGCAAGGTATCCTCAATCTTATTAATGCGAATAACAAGATGTGGATATTGGTCCTCCCTGGATGATTCTTTCATTTTTAAAAATCCCGGTACAACTAATAAAGGATTCCCCTTTACTTGTGCGTCATCGCTAAAGTAATTAGCGTGCACCTGTTTTAGGAACGCCCCCAAATCGGTTGCTAATTGCGTAGGTGTCATCGATTACCCTCCTATTAATGTGTCGAGCGCGAGTTCCATTTGCTTTTGCAATTCCTGCTCTGCTTTATTCCCAACAAAAGCGGATATCTTGGCATCACCCAATATGCTTGGTACCGAAGGGCCGTGAAATTGCCCTATCGGATACCTGTCTGCACCCTTACGATACATCGCCCCGATATGTCCACTCCTCATACGAGCAATAAAAGCATTAGGGATTGGCCCTCCGCCACCGTTCCGCATTACTTGTGCTTTGACTATGCGCCCTCTCCGTTTAGGCGGACTTTTTGGCGTAACTCTGAATTTAGTAAGAGCGATTGGTCTACCCTTTGAACGAATAAAGGCAGATAAAGTCATGCCCGCCTTATCCACCTTTATGGTTTTATTGATATTCGATTTAGTAACTAGGTACTCTTCGTTAACACGATCAACTGCAGCTTTTTTGATTTTAGGTAAAGCTTTGTTGATAGCTTTTGCTGTGGTTTTCGGAGTACCAACGACTAGCGCATCTATCTTAGCTAGCCCTTCCTTCAGCCCTTTTATGTCAATAGTTACACTCACGAGTTATTCCCCCTAAGGACAATGTTTAGCATGCCCATATCATCTTCGCATGATTGGACCAACATAATGCGACCGTCAAAGCGAAAGATTTGATTGTACTCTGGCACCTCAGGTAAATCCAGCTTGGCCACGTGTACTATAATCGTGTCGTAAATCAGCCCATCAATATCCTGGCCCATGATTTCGACATGCTGCTTATCGGTAAGACCTTCTGCCACAGCATAGCACTGCGTACCATTTAGATTATGTACTTCGGCAAATTCATTTGAGTTGATAAACACCTTTTCAATATCATTTTGCGCAAAGTCCTTAAATCCCATGTCTATTCACCTAAGATGTCGATGAGTTCTTCATGAGTAGCGTTTTCCGGAACATCCAATTGTTCAGCAGATGCCATTACGCGAAGTGCTTCATCGGATAAGAGTTCCAAGTTGACGTCCGCATCAGAAGCAAGGATATCGGAAATCATGTCCGCCTTTGTGGCTTTGCTTGCAAAATCAAGTCCAATAGATTTACCATAATCGGCGATATCCGCATTCGTCATAACGCCAAGAGCTACGGCTAAAGAGTCTTCTGCATTGTTTTTATCATCATCACCAACTACAGCAGCTGCGCCTAAACGAATTAGGCGCTCTTCTTCATCTGCAGTTAAATCAGAGATAATATCACCAGGATTATACACATAATCGCCGGTATTAATGGCATGCTTTGCTTGTACGGGCATTAGTCTTACCTCCTTTCAATTACAATACGTCCGCTACGAAGTAGGAATCTACATCAAATGGAACGTAAATAGGGCGAGATTGTAATTCCAAAAATACCGCATCTGGGTCACGATTAACCAATCGACGTAATACATATTCACCTTCATAGGTTACAAAGTCCATACCTTCACCAGGGATAATTGTATTCGCACCATATAATTTAGTAAATTTAGCCATATCGGAAGCTACCAACAATTTACCGGTAGGTACCATTTCTTTTTCTTGGCCATCTGTTGGATCTACGTAATAGTTATCGTAAGTAAACACGTTACATTGGATTTGGCCACCCATGAAACCTACATATACAGCACCTTCCGCCATTTGTTCAAATTGCAAAAGACCCATTTCTGTACGACGATTATCAAATAATGCCAAGATTTTTTTATCAGAAAGCATTACTTCTAATGTTTCAGAGTTCATGACCAACGTATTTGGATTAAAACCAGATGCTTTCAAGCATTTCTTTTTCCATTTGATAATGTTAGCCACAATTTCTGCAGCAGATTGGCCCCAACGTGCAGTACCAGATAATGTTTCTTTATTTGTAAAATTAAAGTCTACAACGTCATCAATGCCTTCGCCTTTGATGTGTGCCTGACCATTGAGTAATACGTCTGCCGCCATAACTTCTTGAGAACGTACCAAGTTATCCTTTAATTCTTGTGTATCCTGCGCCAAGAGTAGGATAGCACGTTCTTCAGGAGTTACAGTGCCCGCAAACGGCTGTTCGCCTGCTTGGCGGACCTTGATATCATTTTCTGTGATAGGGCGTTTTTCTTTCTTTTGCGCAGGTTTATACGTGGTTGTAGTCATGCCTGCGCGTTGAGATAAAGGCGCTGTAGAGTTAGGTGCCACCCAAGGTGTGATAGTTCGGCGACCTTTTACAATATCAAAAGAAACTGTTTCTGTTAAGAATGTTTTTGTATCTTTGAAAAATAAGTCTTTCAAAAAGGATGGCACATCGGGAGTACGACGAACCACCGCAGCAAGTGTTTTTGGTGCGTAAATATTATCCATGTATCCTCCTTATTAACGGAAATAAATGTTGCGGGCTTCAGCTTTTGCGGTGAAGCCTTCCGCTGTTTTGCCAGAAGCAAATACTAAATTCGCTGTAGCAAATTCACCTGTTACAGCAATTTCGGCTACTACATCGCCTTTCGTAGCATCAATATCAGCTAACGCTACACCGTATACATCTGTATCCGCACGTTTAGCTTTTTTAGAAGTAGCTTCTAATTCTAATACTGTGCCTGCCTTAATTACTGCAGCATCTTGACCGATTGTTACTTTCTTAGTAACGACTGGCATTTGTGTGCCAGCGATTAGAGGTTTGTACTCTAACTTTTGTTCTTCCACGTATGGCATATTATCTGCCCTCCTTATTTCTTATTGCGTGCTTTCATTACACGATCAACAATTTGCATTGTTTTTTCGGAATCATCGATATCCTCGTCAAGCACTTGACCAGGGACCGTGTCAACTTGATTAGATGCATTATTAGCATCTTGCATTAGTTGTTGTAATTGATTAGTTGGTTGTTCAGGTTGTGGCATATTGAGCAATTCAACAGCTACATCTTGAACAGTAGCATATGTTTCATATTTAGCGCGATTGATTACCTCTGCGCGTGCTTCGTTATTAATCCCATCAAGAGCTTGTAAACGTGCACGTTCAGCAGCAACACCCGCATTAAATACTTCATCATATACGTCCGCATAATCTGTACGTAACAATTCAGTAGTTACTTCCATTGGCTCCTCTCCTTTCTCTTCATATTTATCAACAGGCAACCCTTTGAGCACATCCATACTCATCGGTAAGCCATTGACAATTAAGTCAGTGCCTTTACGGCAGGCAACCATTTGCAAGGATTCATCTACACTTGTGCAGAACCCTTTCTCCAATGCTTCCCTTGCTGTTAACCAAGTTTCGTCATCCATCATGGTTGCGATTTCTTCACGAGTTAACCCTGTGCGGGCTTCGTAAATATCGATAAGATTTTCTTTTGTTTTACGTAACGATTCTGCGGCTTTTTCAAAATCATCCGCTTCACCAAATGCATACGAGCTAGGGTTATGAATCATCATTTCGCTACCCAGAGCCATATGAATTTCATCGCCTGCCATTGAAATAATAGAGGCTATGGATGCCGCTAAGCCCTCGATGATAACAGATTTTTTATTTTGCAAGGCGCGCAATCGGTTGTAGATTGTAACGCCTGCAGATACTTCACCGCCTACAGAGTTAACATGTAATACGATGTTTTGAGACGGATCCAAGCCTTGGAGTTGTGATAGTACGTTAGAAACGCCTGTATCCTCGTCCCAATAACTGGCCCCATTCATGACTACGCCGTAAATATCGACGTCAATCGTCTCCGCTTCCTGAATCAGATTTAGCGGAGTTCGAATTTTGAACTGAAATTTGTTGTCCTTGTTCATTCAACAATCCTCCTTCATCCATAGATTGGTGTTCTCGAATACGTTGTGGTAAGATTTCATTTTCATAGTCCATGCCGGTAAGCTCCGCGGCTTCCTTCGCACGAGTACTAAATGCATTCTTAACACGAATTTCTGCTGCAGTAGCTTCCTTCTGCGGGTCTAATTGACCTTGCGAAGGTCCGTACCACTCAGCACCCAGCCACGCCTCTCGGATGATTGGGTCATCAAAGAAACCTGGTGCGTCAATGCGACCTAATAGAATGGCCATTGTAAGCCATTCCTCGTAAATAGGATTGCAAAATTGAGTAATAAATTCGGCACGTTGCGTTTCAACAGACTTCCAATATTCGAGTAACGCCGCTCTTGATGCGGAGTAACTTTGGCCAAAGTGCTTAACTAATATTTCATATGGAATTTCTAGCGCTGCGCCTACATGACTAATAAGAGACGATGTAAAATCAGCAAAGCTCGAAGGTATTGGCGTTTTTTCGGCCACATTCACTTTTTCACCAGGCGCCAATACATTTACCGTACCGTTACCTAATTCGATTGTTTCATCGCTTTCGGCATCCACTTGATCATCTTCATCAATTGCTGTCCCCAGCGACATATCGTCCGGGGCTTCCGATTCGATGAAGATTGCCATCAAAGCGTTAACTAATACTTTCATAACTTCCGCATCATTGTACCGACTAAGAACTTTCAAGTCCTCAATTACCGGGGACAATATCGGAATACCACGCAACTGGCCACTTCGCTCAATCGTCATAACCTGAATGATATTCCGCCGTCCAGTTTGTGCTCCGTACTTTGGAATATATGTGTAGTCGTGGTCATCGTTAAAAGCGTTGTATAGCTTATTTAGCACATAGAAACCAACGGCCGCGCCGTATTTATTAAACTTAACACCGTGAATTACGTCATTATTCTCGTCTTCTTCTCGTCCCATATATTTAGGCGGAGAAGCCACAAGAATTGATTCGACAATCTGCAATCGTAAAGGATACGGATTCTTATCTGTTCGATTAAACAACAGCGGTAAATTTACAAATGCATCGCCATACAACAGTTTTTCATAATACGCTAGAGCCTGAACTCCGTAGAAATCAGTCTGTTCGCGTGCGTCGCAGTGCTTGGCCCACATTGCAAATTCACGTTCGGTCTTACGTTCCCAAGCGTTCTTTTCTTCGAACGTTAACCCCAACTCCTCGTAGCGGATATTAGCCTTAAATCGTAGGCCCGGGCCAATAACATTGGTTTTATTCGTCTTCAGTGCGCCAGCTGCAATCGGCGTACCTTGTTGAAGGTCTACTGACCTTGCCCGTAGCATCCTAAAGTTAGCATCGATATCATGCCTTGCATCTTGAGAGTTAACCAGGTACCCTTTTGCGCTAGATTTAAAACTGTTAGCGCCATGATTAGAATAGCCAGAGTTTGTTTTACTCCCAGAATATTGCGTTGCTTTGTGCCTGCCCGCTGCGGTTTTCATAAACTGCTTTTTGCGTTTACTCATATATCACGCGGAATGACACGATATGCACGACGTCGAGGTCTATTCTCAAGTCTTGCTACTTCATTACGCCAAAAGTTGATGCGGTCTTTTACCTCTTGCACATTCGCACGGGTTAATCGACGATTACCAATGGTGTATTCTTTGCCAGTTGCCAACGCTAAATCTGCTTCTAGCCACGCCTGTAAGTGCTCTTTTGCCTCATATATTGTCCATTCTGCCATCCTTTCACCTCCTTTCACGCATTAAAAAAGCGCCCATATTGAGCGCTTAGACTTGTGCCATGCATAGATTGGAACATCATGCTTATTAAAGCCTGCGTTTCCACATCCGTGTGGCACAATATCTCCATGTGTTTGATATCATGAGCTGATATATTTAGACCTTGCCTATATTTATATAAAAATTCGGGCATTGCCTTTTCTATTATCAAATATAAATAATAGGGAATTACGTTTCGTGGTTGAATCACTACATATTTAGCATCAACTTGTTGTGCTTCTTTTAGATATAGCAATTCACCTTTACTAGCAGATACCTGTAAGCAAATACAGCCTTCTGGATATATTTGATTCTTCTTAGGCCGTCCCAGTATATCAGCGACTTCCGTAACTTTAAATTTCTTGTAATTTCTTAACATTACACAAACATCTTTTGAAGTAAATACTTCTTAACATCTTCTATTTTTTTTATCACGGCTTCTTGCTCTTCAACTGTACACGCGCTATCAGAGGATACCAAAAACTCTGTAAATTCTTTTACAAATTCATCGTGCTCTTTTTGCGCGCTAGGATCCGTACAAACTAATTGCTTTAACATCTCCGCAATTTCTAAGCCCAACGTCCGGCTTTCTCTATTAATTTCGTTTAAGTCCTTAGCGAGCTGTACCGCATCTGGTATTTCTTCAGGTTCAAAGCTGTCAATGTAGCGAGGAATATTCAGATTATAGTCATTGTCTAAAATAGTAGACATGCTAATGTTACTAGAATAGCGCTCTATATCTGTTCTGTCCTTGTACGCTTTAATTACTTTTTCCACCTGTTCGGCAGTCATTACATTTTTATTTTTGTGCTTAACGAAGTCTTTTTGTGCATCGATAAATAATACGCCTTTGTTAGCGCGATTTTTCTTAAATACCAATATGCATACAGGTATACTCGTGTTTGTAAATAGATTAGAAGGCAGTCCAATGACCGCATCAAGTAAGTTATCCTCAATAAGCTTACGCCGTATATCGCCTTCTGCTTGCCCTCTGCTTGCCCTCTGAAAAGTACACCGTGCGGCAGGATAAAGGCCGCCGTACCTGTCGCGTTTAACGAATGAATCCCATCAAGTATAAAAGCAAAATCGGCTTTACTCTTTGGTGCCAACTTATAACCTTCAAAACGTGCATCCATTTGTGGAATCCAAGATTGACTATATGGCGGGTTGCTAATCACGGTGTCATATTTTTTACTTCCTAGCATATCTACTTTAGCCACTTGGCCAAAGCCAGATGCTGCGGATTCCACTTTATAGTACGCAAGCTCTTCACCAGTAAGAACGTTCTTCTCTACTACTTCCGCATCTATATTAGCTATTAACAGATTAAGCAGCATAAAGGCTATTGCATTTTTTGAATACTCTTCAAGCCTTAGTGTCACGGTATTATCTGCCTTAAATTTGGCTAAGGACAACCCGCCAATCCCTGCGCACACATCGCGAACATTACCGCCAGGGGTAATACCTCCGATTATATCTAGCACGCATTGTGGCGTGTAATCTTGCATATAGTTTTTTCTATCTGCACTATGTTCTTCGAATTCAGCAAGTAACGCTTCATACGAATAGTACGGTTTTATCGCCTTCAAAAGTACCGAACATGTATTCGAATCTAGCAAAGTCTTTGTTAGAGCGGTAGGTATTTCGTGCACTTCACGAATATTTAATTCTTCCATAATCCTTTGTAGGATTGTCATAATCGAATTCCTCCTCCTCTAATGCGTCGCCTCGTTCGTTTCTTCGGTGCCTCGCCCGCTTTCACTACTCGCGCCGTATTCTGATACGGCGTATACTCTTCCTTACTATTCCGAGCCTCTAATGCATCGAAATTCGGATTCATAATAGCAATAGCAGCTTGATTGTAGTTTCTAATATCGAATGGTTCATTTCTTTTACGCCCTGGGCGCAGTACCCATTGCTCTTTGAAGTGGCCATTAACTAATTTAGACACTTTCATTTCTGCTAATAGGCCCTCGAAGTATTTCTTCCCATACCCTTTTTCATGATCTTTAGGGAAATGGCAATACCTTGGTTGACCTTTTTCTTGATTCAGGTCGCTGTAAATTTGTTCCTTGCCTGTATCTACGCCAAGCTTAAATAATTTAGTTTTGTACTTTTTCAGCTTAGTAGGCAAGCCGTCAATCAGGTCTTTACCTGCACCGCCTACACCCTTAATAGGGTACACGCGCTTATGCCATCTAGTTGAGCAGTACTTATATACCGATTGGGTCTTGCTACCACCGGAGTCAATACACGTAACGGATACGCCCCGTTTTCTACCATCGGCATAAGACCATGTACGATTTAAAATAATATCGTCTAATTCTTTCCATACGGCGTCGTAAGCAGGGTCTCCATATAATCTGAAGTATTGTATACCCCAGCTCTCATAATCTTTCCCCCAGCCGACGATTTCACACTCTAAGCGGTCATCCTGGGTATCGACACCACATGTTAAGAGTAGAACACCATCCGGCAACTCTGCACCGTAGTCTTCTCTGCGTTCATAGAGCACTTCCGATTGCAGGGTTTCGGTATCCTCTTCATAAGGAATACCCATTTCAGTATTGAAGAACGTCTTAACGCCAGCCGTCCCGAGTTTGGTTGCTTCCCCGTATTTATCTTGCAGTTTTCCCCAAGATGCCCAAGGCGAGCCAAACGCGTTCATGTGAAAGCTTCGGCAATTGTACTTCTTTAAATTCTCCGGCGCTTCCGCAATCCATTTGCCCTCTCGATATAGTTT